CTGGCGTTAGGCAGACAAAATAAGCTGCCGGGGCTTTCTGACCAAATTAGATATACTCTTCGAGACGAGAGTTTGCATATCCAGTTTGGAACGTATCTAATAAATACGATCAAAGAACAGTATCCATCGGTGTGGACAAAAAAATTCGAGGAAGAAACAGTTGAGCATATCAAAAAAGCCGTAGAGCTTGAGATTCAATACGCTCACGATGTCCTGCCTCGTGGCATCCTTGGCTTAAACGCCGAGATGTTTGTCGATTACATGCAGTACATCGGCAACAGGAGGCTTGAGGGGATCGGGATTGATTACCGCTTTGACAGCGATAACAACCCATTCCCTTGGCTTTCTGAAGTAGTTGACACGGGTGCTATGACTAATTTCTTTGAGAGAAAAGTCAAAGATTACCAAAATTCTGGCGTTTTAGAAGACGATTTCTAAAGCGTCAGGGTTTTTTTTGAAAAAGTATTTAGACCTTTTAATATTTGGTGTAAATATAGGTGTCATGGACAACACAACTCAACTGTTAATAAACATAGCTTTTGGTTTGGTTGCTTTCTTTGGTGGCTGGCTGGTTAAGCTGCTGTTCGGCCAAATAGCGAAACTAAGGGAAGACCACAATAAACTGTCCGATAAACTCCACGAACACGCCCTCTCTCTGCCCGAAAAATACGTCAATAAAAGTGACCTTCATAGAATCACAGAAAGAATTGACGCGCAATTCGCGAAACTTTACGAAAAAATCGACGATTTAGCCTCGAAATAATACCTACCCGACACATCCCCACATACTCGTGCAGAGTACCCTAACGGCCCCTTCGGGGGCCGTTTTTATTTGATTATTGTTTGGTTTTCTGTTATAATGAATGCGTGAAAGTATTGATTTGCACTATAGCTAGAGATGTTTCCGAGTCTTTAGATGTTTGGTATTTTCAAATTTCTTCATTAGTCGAAGAGAATAAAGACATAGATTTTTCTATTTCAATTTATGAGAATGATTCTGAAGATGGTTCTGATTTTAAATTAGAGTCATTTAATTATGATATTTTTAAAGAAAAATGGATTTCTACGGAAAAAATAGGTACGGAATTATTTGGTAGTGTCATCTCCGCACAAAGGGTTATAAATTTATCCAACGCTAGAAACAAAACTTTAGATCAAGTTGAAGACTTGTCTATTTACGATAAAGTAGTTTTTATTGAACCCGATATAACCTACGAGACTCAAGAAGTATCTAAATTAATAAGACAACAAGAAAATTATGGTAAAGAATTTGATATTTTGTCTGGTATAAGTGTGCGCGGAGAGTATAATGAATTTTACGATAGTTGGTGTACTAGAATAAACGAACAAGATAAAAGTCTTAAAAACTTGAATTTAGGCTCTAAGTTAGTAGATTGTTGGACAACCTTTAATTGTTTTTGTGTTTATAACGCCAAAGCATTTTCTGAGGGCGTAAGATTTTCTGGGATTAGAAACGAAGAAACACAAGATTGTGACTGTGATACTGCTTTAGTTTGCGAAAACTTTAGGAAAGCTGGGTACAACAAAATAGCTATGGACACCGAGACTGTTATTCGTCATGATAGAGTAAAGCTTTGATATGCCAAATACTTGGAAATTAAACGAATCTAACTTTACTTTTTTAGACAAGCTGAAAATTTGTCAGTTCTTTCTGAGGTCTGGGGATATGTGGACTCAGGGCAAGGAAGTTAGAAAGTACGAAGAGCAATGGGCTGATTACGTTGGATGCAAATACGCGCTGATGGTTAGTAGTGGCTCCACGGCGAACTCTTTGATTGCTGAGTATTCTAAAGTAGAGTCTCCAGACAAAAAAATAGTAGTATTCCCCTCTGTAACTTGGCAAACTTCTGTAAGTCCTTGGATAAATTTAGGTTTTGATCCAATTTTTGTGGATGTTAACCTTCATGATTTTTCGATTGATCTAGAGAAACTTGAAGAAGTCCTTAAATCTAATTCAAATAACATAAATTGTGTATTTTTAACGTCTTTAATTGGCGTAACTCCAGATATTAATTCCGCTAAAAGACTTTGCAAAAAATACGGAGTCAAATTAAAATTAGATAATTGCGAGAATACTTTTGGCTCTTATAAAGGTAAGCATATCTGTTCTGAATTGTCTTGCTCTACCTCTTTGTATTTTGGCCATCAAACAACCACAGGTACTGAAGGTGGAATTGTTTTCACGAACGATAAGACAGAGTTGATGTACCACATACTACATCGCTCTCATGGCTTGACTAGAGAACTTAAAAACTATGAAGCTACGAAAACAAAAAAAGTATCAAACAAAAAAGTAGATGCTCTTTTTGATTTTTATTCCTTGGGTAATAATTATAGGTCAAATAACATAGCGGCTTTCATGGGGTCTCTCGACTTCAAAAGGATTGATTACTACGAATCAAAGAGAATCGAATTGTATAATGAATTTAATTTAAATTCTGATAAATTTATTTTACCCGTTGAGCACAAAGGTAATAAAAACGTCATGTTTTGCCTCCCTATAATTTCAAGAGAGCCAGACGCTAAGTTTATCAACAAAATAAAAACACAAATCAAAGAACTCGGTATCGAATACCGCCCGATCATCAGCGGCAATCTACTAAGACAAACTTGTTACAATAAATTTGATGATTACAAAAAATTTGAAAATGCAGAACACCTGCATAATTATGGTTTTTATATCGGCCTTCACACAAAATTAAAAAATAGCCAAGTTAAAAATCTTGCAAAAAGACTTAATCAAATATAAAATCTTAAAATAATGAGAAACAACAGAAAAATTCTAGTTACCGGAGTTTTAGGTCAAGACGGAGCAAATATGGTTGAGTATCTTCTAAGAGACCCAATCAACAAAGTTTTCGGTATGATGCGGCGTTCCGCTAATCCTAATTTTGAAAACGCAAAGAACTTTAAAAATCATCCTAATTTTAAATTTGTTTACGGCGATTTAACCGACGACGTTAGCATCGATAAATTAGTAAGAGAAATAAGACCAGATTATTTTATTAATTTTGCTGCTAATAGTTTTGTTGGCTGTTCTTGGGATATGCCAGAGCAGGTTTTTGATGTCAATAGTGTTGGTGTTTTGAGGTGCTTGGAGGCAATCAAAAAATTTAATCCGAAGTGCCGTTTTTACAGCGCAGGTAGCTCTGAGGAGTTTGGAGATGTCGATTACTCCCCGCAGGACATCAGACACCCAATTAAGCCTAGAAGCCCGTATGGAGCTTCTAAAGCGGCTGCTAGACACCTCGTAAAAGTATACCGCGAATCTTATGATATGTACGCTGTACATGGAATACTCTTTAATCATGAAGGGACAAAGCGTGGCGAAGAGTTTGTTACTAGAAAAATCAGTAAAGGTGTTGCTAGAATCGCCAACCAGCTTAAAAAAGACAAACGGGTTACTCCGATTGAACTTGGTAATTTAGACGCAAAGCGCGATTGGAGCGATAGCGAAGACTTTATTGTTGGAGTTTGGCTAATGCTCAATCAAGACAAGCCAAAAGACTACGTTTTATCTAGTGGTGAAACTCACTCAATCAGAGAATTCATTGAAAGAGCGTTTGAGGCCGCTGGATATGTAGGAGAATGGCGTGGTTCTGGTTTAAATGAGACTTTTAGAGTTTTAAATAAAGCTAAAAAAACAACGGTAGTAAAAGTTAATCCTGAATTTTATCGCCCAGCAGAAGTCGAATTACTGTTGGGTAACTCTATTCCCGCGCAACAAGAAATTGGATGGAAACCTCAAATTTCTTTTTGCAATCTCGTCAAAAAGATGGTAGACTATGATATTGCCAATTTTGATGAGGAAGAAAAGAAAACCGAATAAGTATCAGAGGCTCATAAACAAATTCATAAAAGAGCCTTCTGCGATTTACAAAAATCGTGGCTTCATAGCTAGAGAAGTAGCTATTGCCAAGAAAATTTATGCTTTGGTCGAGGATGAAAAATTCTGGAAGGAATGTTATTTACCTTTCAAATTGAACAGCCTCGCTTGGATTCTTTCTCAAGACGGAATAGACTGGATCAACACAGAAGTGTTGAGGTTAAAAACTAACCTACCAAAACCCGTGGTTTACGATTTGGAGAACGAAAAGTTCGGAGATGACAAGAAGATAGAAAAGAAGAAAACATTATTAGATTTTTTACGAGATGCCTAGAAAAAAAAGTACAACAAATTCGGACGGGGTAAATCCCGTGGATCAGATCAACGCATATTTAGAGAGCAACAAAGGTGATCATTACAATTTTGAAGAGGAGCGCACTTATGTAGTATCAAGCGGTTCTTTGCTTCTGGATATTGAAATGGGCGGCGGTATCGGGCCGGGAGTTATCCGTGCATCAGGTATTACCGAAGGCGGTAAAACAAGCTGCTCGTTAGCCTTCGCAAGAAACTTTCAAAAAATGGACAACGCGATGGTTGTCTACATCAAATCTGAAGGAAGACTTTCTTCGGAAATGATTGAAAGAGCGGGTGTTTCTACTGACCCAAAAAAATGGTTCGTTTACAAAAGTAACGTGTACGAATCAGTTATCAATTTAATGCGCGAGTTGGTTAGCAATAATCCAACTAAAGTGAAGTACATGTTCATTATCGACTCAATGGACTCACTCGTACCCAAGGCAGACTTGGAAAAACCACCAGAAGAAGCCAACAAAGTTGCTGGTGGAGCATTGTTAAGTTCTGATTTTTTGCGAAAAATGGCACTTGGCATGACTACCAGAGGTCATATTTGTTATATGATTTCTCAAGTTAGAAGCAAAGTCTCGATCAATCCATACGAGAAAACTGATGCGCGTGTCACAAACGCCTCTGGAGGCAATGCACTACTGCACTACAGTGATTGGATTCTTGAGTTTCAAGAAAGATACAAAGGAGACACCATGTTTAACACTGATGGTAAAACCCCCATCGGCCACTGGTGCAAGGTTGTATTTAAAAAGACACCAAATGAAAAAACTGGCTCGCTGGTGAGATACCCGATTTGCTATGGTAGAACTGGCGGTAAAAGTATTTGGGTTGAGTACGAAGTCGTTGATATGCTTCTTACGTGGGATATGGCTAAAAAAGCTGGAGCTTGGGTTGCCGTATCTGACGAAATCATAGAAGAGGTTCAAAAAGAAACCGGAGAAGAAATGAAGAAGCAGCATCAAGGGGCCGATAACCTTAAAAAGTATTTAGAAGAAAATCCAAAAATTGGAAAATATTTATTTAATAAATTTCTTAGTACTTTAAGGAAGTCATGAGGCTTTTCAATATTAACGGCAGAGAACAAAAGAAAAACGTCTCAAAATACGTTATTAATTGGAATAAAAAGTCTCGCTCTAAAATTCAGTTCGCGGTAAAGAAGTTCTTAGAACCTTTTTGGAATTCTCAAATTGTTTATGAAGAGTTTCCCGTTTACGGAACAAAGATGTCGGTTGATATATTAAATGCTACAAGAAAAATAGCAATAGAAGTACAAGGCCGACAACACAATGAATTTAATAAGTTTTTTCATAGTGGTTCTCGCTTGAAATATTTAGAGTCAATTAAACGAGACTTAAAAAAAGCAGAATGGCTTGAAATGAATGACTTTAATCTAATAGAAATAAACGAAGATGAAATAAATCAACTTTCGAAAGATTTCTTTTTGAAAAAGTTTGATGTAGTGCTATAATCAACTTTAAGGTCCGCATCTGCCTTACGCTGGTCTCTGAGTGCCACGCCGAAAGGTGCGCCGATTGAAACTCAGCAAGGCTGCCCCGCCTTGAACCAAGGGGCCAAATTTTGAGGCCAGTACCTGCCTCACGCTGGTGACTGAGTGCCACGCTGAAAGGTGCGTGTAACGAAACTCAGAAGGCCCGTGCTTGCCTTGTATTGGTGACTAAGTGCCATATTGAAAAGCGCGTGCCTTGAAACTTAGCAAGGTTGCCCCGCCTTGAACCAAGGGGCCAAATTTTGAGGCCAGTACCTGCCTCACGCTGGTCTCTGAGTGCCAAGCTGAAAGGTGCGTTTGGAGAAACTCAGAAGGCTCGTGCTTGCCTTGTATTGGTGACTAAGTGCCAAATTCAAAAGCACGCAAGCTGAAACTTAGCAAGGTTGCCCCCGCCTTGATCCAAGGGGGTAAAAAAAACAAATTCAAGGCTTGACCTTTTTTAAAAAACGTGTTATATTAAGGAAACGAAATGCAAATATTTTCTCTAAGAATCGAAAAACAAGTATTAAGCGGGTTAATCAAATATCCTGACATTTATGCAGATATTGAAAAATTCGTAAGCGAAAAAGATTTTTTCAACGATGTCCACAGAACAATTTACTCGGTAATCAAAAGCACAATCGACGCTGGTGACAGAGTAGACAAAGTTTTAATTGCGGAAAAAATTAGAAACCTCGGTGTCTCTTTCAAAGATGAAATAGATATTTACAGTTATGTAGATAATCTAGCTTTTTCACAAATAAAACAAAAAGCGGTCATCGACTCAGCGAAAGAGCTTTTAAAATACAGAATCCGCAGAGAGCTACAAGAAACAACACAAAATGTAATCAAATACATCGAAGCGTCAGGAAATGATGCAATTGATGATATTATTTCCAACTGCGATTCGCTATACAACTCTCAAATTAGTTCTTATTCTTTAGACGAAGAACCCATCGCGATTTATGAAACGATGGAAGAACTCATTGAAGAGCGTGGAAACAATCCAGACAAAGACTCTGGCTTCATTACCCCATATCCAGAGTTTAATCGCCTGTATGGCGGCTTGAGGGCTGGAAATATATACGCGGTTG